GTTCTGTCTTTTACGTTGATCGTTTCCCGACGTCACGAATACATTATCCGCTTTCTGTGGAAGATTATCCAAACGTGTTACAGCGCTTGATTCGACAGACTGAGTTGAGGACAACAGAGCTTCGCAGTCTAACCAGAAATAAAAAGATGAATGAGAATTGGAAGGTAACATATTCACGTGAGGATTGTACTCACAGCGAGTACTGTGGATGCACGATTACAGTGGAGGGAAAGTCGCCAGCTACTATAAATTTCAAGTTTAAGGCAGATCCAGGACCATTGTTGGAGCAACATCGAGCAGCAGCCATCGCAATGGCTAAGTTTGCGAGGGCTAGCGATGACGATAGAGTAAATGCCGAAATCTACTTAAGAGCGACGGTAAGTGAGTCCTCCACAGTTAAGTTCTTGGAGACAACGCCTGATTATAAGTATCACTGGCCGGATGAGGTGACTCTTCCGGATGTACATCCCGATGTTAAAGAGGCTTTGTATCGTACGGATGAGCACCTCTTTAAGCGACGCTTTCCTTGGATGGACATAGATTCAGAGCAGTTGATGCGAGAAGTGTGGAATGAGTCAAGTCATGTACCTACACTTAAGTCGTTGTGTCTAAAGAAGATCTCAAATGTGCATTGGGCCATAGGTACTACTAATAAGAGGCCGCATGTAATAGCAGCGATGGACAAGTATATGACCACGGACAAGTTTGCGCACAGCGTGGGGTTGATGGCACGACCGCGCCACAATGCTTGGAATATGATAAGTGGTTTGGCTCCGGAGGTCATGAATCATATGTATCGCATGATGCAGGTTAACTTGGAGGAGAAGTTTCCAGTAGACTTAGATTTTACCTCTTTGAAGACAATGTATCTAGGAGCTTCAAAAGGTGTAGATATAGGTCCTACAAAAGAAGTCCATGCAGGACCTGTACCTATACAAGTGGGTCCAACCGGTAAAAAGATTGATTCTTTTGAGCAGGATCTGGCAGCGATACTGGAATACCTGGAAACAGGTATTGAACCGGCCATATACTGGACAGTGTCTCCAAAGAATGAGAACTTCTTCGGAATAGGAAAGCAATGGAGCACGGCGCAGTGGGAGGAATGGAAGAGAAAGATACGAAGTTTCTATATCCCGAATAGTATTTATATCCTTTTAGAGAAGATGGTAAGTACATTACGCCACCTAAGGGAGCGAGGGTGGTGTATCTGTATTGGACATCCATGGTCTCGAGGAGGAGCAGATACCATGGCACGCCGCCTCAAAGTAACACTGGAGAACTGTTGGAAGAAGACGATAGAGGAAGGAGATGCGAGCAACTTTGATGCAGGAGTCCTAGAGGAAATAGTAAACTTGTATTGGTCCACAATGTTAGTGCATTACGACACAACTTCAGAGGACTTCCCAGTGTTGGAGCAAATAGTTAAGTTTCTCTTGAAGAACATGGTTACTCGTATTACGCGTTTGTTCGGAGATCTTTGGGCGGAAGTACATGGTGGCGTTCCGAGTGGAGCATTTAATACGTCGCACATGGATTCATGGATTATGTTACTCTACTTGTGCTTTTTCTTTGTGTGGACTGTGCACCATGGTCCAGAAGATATGCGAGAAGATATGGAAGAGCATTTTATCCGCTATATATGCGTGATAGTCTATGGAGATGATCATGCATATCAGAGGGGAGAAGGAAAGTACTCGTCCTTCTTTACGATAGACAGATTTGCGGAATTTATGCAGAAGTACTTTGGAGTGACGATTCGAGATAGGAAGACAGGGATGAGTTTTTGCTCGGTGGTGAAAGATGGG